CACCTTGCAGAAATTCTCTGCATCTTTGCGATTGCAAAAATAAGCAACTGCATTGCCGCTTGCAGTGCGAACCAAAAAACAGAATTTTGGGCGGTTGTCCCATGTAATGATGAATTTCATTTTATTTCCTTTCGGTTGGTAGGTCGGTTGTTTTGCTGCACTTGCTGAGACAGATAATATTCCGGTGTTTACGCGGTGTCAACAACAATATTCAAATTATTTGTGGTATTGTGCGATTCTTGTCGTTTAGTCAACTGGGAGGGTTTGTGTACATAATGGTGAAAGACGCAGCAGCAAGGCTAAAAGTTAGCCGACAATGGGTTAATACATTGATAAATAACGGGAAAATCTCTACTGCTATCCTGGCCGGTCGGCGGGTTGTTATCGCTGACAAAGCATTTCAGGCGCTGGAGCGAGGGCGCCGGAAGGTGGGGAAGTGACATGACCGAGAATGATCTAGTCGTAGAGCTGCATCCTAAAGTGCTATTAGATGCCGCACTGAAATACGCGATCCGCGGCTTTCGCGTTCTGCCGCTTAACGGCATCCGCGCAGGCGTCTGCACTTGTGGAGATTCTGACTGCCGGTCGCCCGGAAAGCATCCGCTGACTGCTCACGGTGCGACTGAGGCCAGCGCCGACGAGATGACCATCCGCGGCTGGTGGAGCAAGTGGCCGACCGCCAATATCGGGCTGGCTATGGGCGACGCTGGGTGCGTGGCGCTCGATGTCGATACCCGCAATTTGGGGCACTTGAGCTGGGACGCGCTGATACATGCTAACGGGGCGCTGCCAGAGACCCCCACGCAGCGCAGCGGCAACGGGTGGCACTACCTGGTCAAGATAGATGCCGAGGCTGTCAAACGCTGTCGTGGCAAGCTGGCGCAGGGTATTGACGTTAAAGCCAACGGCTATATCGTTGCCGAGCCAAGCATTCACCATTCCGGGCGCCGGTATGCTTGGGATGACGGGCTGGATTTGTTGGCTGGGTTTACACCGGCGCGGGCGCCGGTATGGTTGGAACGACTGCTTATGGAGCCAGCCGACACAGGGGCGGCGCCGAGTTCTCCTAATCTTGGCAATTACACTTTGCCGGTGCAGCTTGCAGAGGCCGCGGACGCGTTGACAACGCTCGATGCCGAGGACTATCACCAGTGGATCGAGGCAGGTATGGCGCTGCACGCTACCAATTTGGGCGACCTGGCTTACCAGGTCTGGGTGGAATGGTCAGGCCAGTCGCGGAAGTTCGACCACAAGATTCAGCGGGCGAAATGGCTGTCTTTTTCAACCAAGCGTGTTGCTGGTGTGACGATTAAAACCCTATTTTCTCGCGCCCAGGCGGCAGGATGGAAAAACCCCATGTCAGGCACCAGCTCGGCAACACCAGAACCGGAAGTCACAATTTCCGACCTTGAAAAGCAATTATTGGCTTTTGACGCATTTGCCGATCCATTTACGCCAATACCGCATTTCGTTGACCGCTGGATCCCGCACAACGAAGTTACCCTATTTGCCGGTCACGGTGGCAGCGGTAAATCTTATGTGGCGATGTCGCTGGCCATCCACGTTGCTCTAGGACGCCCGTTCTGCGGTTTGGACACCGTGGCCGCACCTGTTCTATTCTTCAGCGGCGAGGACGGTGCACAGGTCATTTTGCGGCGTTTTCATTCTTTATGTAAGGCGCTGTCCGTGGCGCCGGCCGACCTGGATGGCAAGCTGCTGCTCCTGGACGCCTCCGATATTGACCCGGCGCTGCACCGCGACGCCCGCGGCGTGACCGAAACCAAGTTACTCGGCGCCCTGTCCGAGCTGGTCGCCAAGCGCAATATCGGGCTGGTGGTGGTCGATAACGCATCCGACACTTTTGACGATGACGAGATTAAACGCGCTCGTGTGCGCCAGTTCGTGCGCTCTTTGCGCTCCCGCATCGCTCGGCCAGGACGCGCAGTCCTGCTGTTGGCGCACATTAATAAGGTTTCTGCCATTTCAGGCAGGGAGGCGGGCAAAGAGGATTATTCAGGATCCACCGCCTGGCACAACTCGGTGCGCTCGCGCCTGTCGCTTAACGTTGAAAAGAACGAGGATTGCCTGACCATCGAGCACCAGAAGGCCAATCTAGGGCCGCGGGCAAAGCCGGTGCGCCTGCGCTGGCATGACGGTGTGCCGCTGGAGGATGGCAGTTTTACCGATGTTGGCGCCGCCGCCAATGCCGCATATGTTGCCTCCGAACAAAAGAAAGCCGCAAATCTGGCAAAGGGCATACTGGTTAGCATGATTAAGGATTTTAATAATCGTGGCGAAATGGTCACCACATCTAATACAGGCGGTTTCTCGGTTTGGCACCTGTTGAGCAAGCGGTCAGGGTTTCCCAAAAGCGTTAAATCATCATCTGACTTGATGGATTTGCTGGCCGAAATGCAGGCCGAGGGAAGCATTTATAGATCAACATTTAAGACTAAAGACAGGAAATTGCGTGAGGTATTTATTGCTGGAAGTGCGCCAATGCAGGCAGAAAACGACCAAGAGGAGGCTAATTGATATGTTAGTGAGAACTAACATAAATGCGCCAAAGAGGGTAAAAAGTGCGCCGCGCTCCTCCCCCCATACCCCCCCACCGCGGTGCGGCGCATTGGCGCACCGCCCGCGCTGTAGTGCGCCAATGTTTAAGATGGCGCGCATTGGCGCACTATGGCGCGCATTGGCGCAAAATAAAAGATTCGGTGTGCCGAATGTCTATGCCGAATGTCTATGCCTATGCCGAATGTCTGTGCCGAATCAAAATGTCTGTGCCGAATGCCTATGCCGAATGTCGTATTAAGAGTGTGCAGCTAAGTGGGCAGCAACAGTGTGCATGTGTGCATTTTCCTGCACACTCTTATTTTAAAGGTAAAAAATGACACCAACTCAACGCAGCCTGGCAGCTCTCCGAGAACTTGGTTACCTGGTAGAGGTCGTGGAAAAGTGGAATTCGTTTACCCGAACCCGTAAGGATTTATGGGGATGGGCGGACTTGCTGGCCGTCAGGCGCGGCGAGGTGCTGGCTGTCCAAGTTACCGCCCAGGCCGTTGCTAACCGGGTTCAAAAGGTTGCTGCATCTGAAACCATCAGCAGGGTGCGCGAGGCTGGGGTGCGGATTGAGGTTCACGGTTGGCGTAAAAATGCAAAGGGACGGTATATTCAACGAATTGTTGATTTATCCTAATTTTTGCGCTTGCGCGCAGAAAAAATGTGGACTAAGATACTTTTGCGCGAGTCTCCTTGGCAGCGCAATCCCGCGTGGCGGTGGCAAGAGCGATGCGGGCGCTCTCAAAACGACCACCGTCATTTGACGAGGTTTTATGGCCGACTATCAGAAAAACGCCGCGCTTTTTGTTTCCGTTTTGTTCCATTCAGGAACGAACGCTCATTTCATGCACTTGCAAACTAAAAGCTATAGCGAACACAAGGCGCTGGGGCGTTACTATGAATCCGTAATTGATCTAGCCGACCGTTGGGCAGAGGCGTATCAGGGCTGTTACCAGGTGATCGACACCTACCCGGCTGACTTTCACATTGCTAAAGTGCCGCTGATTTACATCGAAAAGATTAAAAACTTTGTTGACGCAATACGCAAAGTTTTGCCGGACGATAGCCAGTTGCAAAACATTATAGATGAGATAGTGGAGCTGTTGGATTCCACATGTTACAAGCTGAAGAATCTTAAGTGAGCAATTACTTACAAACGTAAGTAAGTGTCTACTTTAGGCGGGAATAGATGGCAAAAGGGATAAAAACAGGCGGGCGCAAGGCCGGGGTCGGTAACAAGACGACGGTCGATGTGCGCGAGGCGATTGCCGCATTTGCGTCTGCGAACGTTGGGCAAATGACTACGTGGCTGTCGAGCATTGACGATCCAGCCAAGAAGCTCGACTTGTACCTGCGCGCTATTGAATATCATATCCCGAAGCTGGCGCGGTCAGAGCAAACCGGGCCAGATGGCGGGCCGCAAGAACACACGTTCCGGTGGCTTGAGTAATGCTCCACGTTATCCCCTACAAGCCGCGTGCTGCCTTCCTGCCGTTCCACCAGCGCACCAAGCGGTGGTCGTGCCTGGTGGCTCACCGGAGGGCAGGCAAGACCGTGGCGGCGATCAACGACTTGATTCGGGCGGCGGTGACTAGCAAGAGCGAGATGCCGCAGTATGCTTACATCGCACCTTTCCGCAGCCAGGCTAAAAGCGTGGCATGGGATTACTTAAAGCATTTCAGCGCGACCTCTGCCGCCAGCACCAATGAATCAGAGCTGACCGTGGACATGATCAACGGCAGCAAGGTCAGGTTGTTTGGCGCAGACAATGCCGATTCTATGCGCGGGTTGGGCTTTGACGGTATCTTCATGGATGAATACGGAGACTTCAAGCCTAGCGTCTGGGGCAACGTCATCCGGCCGGCGCTCTCTGACCGGCAAGGCTGGGCGGTGTTTGGTGGCACACCGAAGGGCAAGAATCAGTTTTGGGATATAAAACAGACCGCCGAGCGGTTGCAGGATGACTGGTTTTTGTTGCAGTTACCGGCCAGCAGGTCAAAGTTGCTACCCGATGGCGAGTTGGCGGCTGCAAAAGCTCAACTGAGCAAAGACCAATACGACCAGGAATACGAGTGCAGCTTTGAAGCAGCTATCCTCGGCGCCTTCTACGGCACTGAGATGCGCGAGGCTACAGAGCAGGGACGGATCTGCCAGGTCGATTACCAGCCAGAGGTGCCGGTACACACGGCGTGGGATCTCGGCAAGCGGGACGACACCGCGGTTTGGTGGTATCAGGTCATAAGGAATGAAATTCACGTAATTGACTATTTTGCGGTATCCGGCGCCGAAATTTCAGATCTGGCCGCTGTGGTCACCGGCAAGCCCTACCGCTACGGCAAACACAACCTGCCGCACGACGCCAAAGCCAAAACGCTAGCCTCAAGTAGGTCAATCATTGAGCAGCTCGCTGACTACCTGGGCATCAACAACCTGGTTATCGTGCCCGATTTGTCAGTGCAGGACGGTATCCAGGCGGTGAGGCAGATGCTGCCGAATACATGGTTTCACGTGGAACATTGCAGCGAGGGCATTGAGGCGTTGCGCCAATACCAGCGCGAGTATGACGAGGACAAAAAGGCATTCCGGCAGAAGCCGCGGCATGACTGGTGCAGCCACCCGGCAGACGCCATGAGAATGTTAGCGATAGCATGGCGCGCCGAGCCGACGGTCAAACCGCCAGATGTGGTGAAGCCGTTGATGGTCGGGCCGGAGAACACCGTAACTTTGAACGACATGTGGGCAACGATGAA